GTTAACAAGGTTGACTAAATCCATTATTCAAACTCAAATAAACTGTTGAACGTGTTGCTAGTGTCAGTGTCTTGCTTTAAATTCCAATCCAGCACACTAAGCAAATTGTCAATTTTCTTATCAACAACAGCCGCTTCCATCTCGGCATCATCAAACGGCAACTCTTTAAACCAATTTGGGATATGCAGCTCATCTGTTGGATACCCAATGCTAGTCCAATTAAGCGGATTTGCCTTTAGCTTACAAACAATAGTTTTCATACCGTCAATGATACTTTGTGAATAGTTGTCGCCATTCATTTTTTTCATCTGGTTCCAGTTCATTGCTGCTCTAACATGCCCGGGCATGTTTGCACGACCTAAACGCTTTTCTTCTGCCGCATACTTGGTTAAGTTGTTAACACGTTTGGGCGCACCCTTTTCCCATGCAGGACGTTCTTTAAAGTCATACTTAAAGCTCTTGATCATCTCGACAATTTCAGTGCGCTCAGCACCTCCGAGTACGCTGGTTAACAATGTTAGCAAGAACTTTTGAATTACAACTGGCGTGTCGCTGCGTTTCAAGTCTAATCCCATTGCTTTGATTTTGCCTTGTTTGCCTTCTACATCAAGTCGCTTGCCTTCGTCATCATATATGTTGATTGCATAACGTTTCTTTGTAATAAACAATCCACGATCAGCAACACTCTCACGGCCGCCTTTGATAATTGCACCATTTTCCCGTGGCACGTGAAATGCTTGTTCCATAAATCCTGGCCAGCTTTCATTTAGCTGATCACTAATAGCATCATAGAGTTGGATACAAGTTTCTTTGTTCCATTCCATTCTGCCGTCTTCGACGTCTTTCTTGATCACTGGCCATGCGCTAAAGTACACACTGTCAGTATCACCATAGATAACACTTTGTCCAGTATGATCGTATTTGCCTGTGATGCATTCGTTTACAAAACTGTCCATGTGATGTGCAATAGCCCTACCAGTTAGTGTAGTGCTTTGTCCAATACGTTTGTCAAAGAATCGACATCCTGGATTGAGAATAGCACCATACAGACTATTTAGATTAATTTTCTTCACCAACTGACGTTTATCTAAAAATTCACGCTCTTCAGGATCAGTTGATGCACGAAGTTTTGCCTGAATCTCCTGGCGTTCTCTATACCACCGTGCTAGTAGCCCAGGCACAACGCCTTCTTTTTCATATGAAAAGATAGTACCGTTTGCACTTAATATCCAAGGTTGATTGCTGTCAAATATAATCTTCCAAACCTCGGCTGCGCTGTGCACACTTTCTTCGCCATTTTCCCAATCGATTGTAATTTCGCTGCCAATCTCTTTGTTCATAACCGAAGTGTATTCTAACGAGCCAAACAGTCCTTCCCAGGCCATGGCAAAACTACTTTTTTTATCAATTTTGTTTTGGATATAGCGTTCAGTCATAGTTGGACGTAGCTGCCCAATGATTGTTTCATTGCCCATGTTTAGTGCACGAATAGCACTAGGATACAAACTGTTAATGTCAATAGCACCAATCCATTCGTGGATACCCTTTTTAGGATAAGCAACATATGCACCTGCTGCCGCAGTATCTTCACTCGAGTCTCGCTCACGACGATTAGGAACAACCAAGCCTTGCTCGTGTGCTTCGTTGATAATTGCTTGCTCAGTAACAGCAACCGCACCCATTGTGGTTTGTAGCAGCACTGTGTTTGCGTGTGCTAGTTCATTTGCAAGTGCAAGAAAGCGTAGTTTTTTATCCAACTTGTCCAACAGCAATGTATCTTGCCTGTTGTATTCGATAAAAGTTTTAAAGTTATGGTTGTACAAGTGATCCAGTGTGCCTTCGTATGCGGTTTTACGTTCGCCTAGCTCGTGTTCACCAATTGCATCCAAACTGTAGCTGTGACGCTCTTCGTATGTATACTTGCGATACAATTGCATATAGTCCATGTGTACTCTGCCAATGAGATCAAACGTAACATTCTCTGCACCAAACCGTTCAAACATGCGTTTCTTAGGTAATTGTCCCCACAAACAGAATCTACGGGTGTCATCCTTGCTTAGTACACGGGCTGTTCTGTTTACTGTGTACGGAATATCATAACCTTCGCTGTTCCATCCACTAAGCACATCTGCATCTTCAATAAGATCAAGAAACACCTTCAGCATTTCTTCTTCTCGTTCAAACATCATAGTGTTTTCAAACTCGTTGCATATCTCCTGTGCAGTTTCCCAACTCATGCCTTTTGGTGGAATAACCAGCGTAACTAGTTGTTCCATCCATTGTAAGTACACAGAGATAGCAGTAATTGCATTAAACGGATCATTTGTCGGACTATAACCACGCTCTGGATCAAAGTCAACTTCAATATCGAAAAATGCAGCTTGCAGTGTAGGCGCAGCTTGATCTTTGTAGTTCTCTTCAAAACAGCGAAACACTGGATTGATATCACTTTCAAAGATGTTTTTACCTGAATGCATACGTAGTTCCTTGCGGAACTCTTTGTTATTACGGGTACCCACTCTACTCACAGGACTGCCATAAATGCTTTTGTGTTTACCCCGTGGATCTTCGTAATAGAACACATAGTTAGCTGGATACTCTTTGTATATCCGCTGGCCTTCTACCCGCTCCACTACATGAATGCGATCTTTTTCTCTATCAAAGAGTGCGTCAACGTAACTCATAATACTCCTATTATATTTTAAGCCGGTGTGTGTGTCAAGTTATTTGGTAACCCTACTTAGATCATTTGTTATGCAATGCATTCCTGCATCCCAAAAGTATTTGTGCCTAAACGGAACAACGTGTGTAGTAATCCCGTACCTGCTACAAGTTTCTTCGACTAAATCATTGCGTTCAGCAATTACAATGTTAGTTGGATCGATAATTAAGATATTAACACCAAATATTGTTTCATGTGCATCGCCAACCCATTCATCAAAGTAATTGTTAACAACTTCTAATATGTTTGGATTTTGATCAAACCCTGGAATATACCATTTACCCGAATTTAGTTTCATACTAGTTTGAAACTTGTTATGCTTTGCATACTGACTGCCTGGCAAATGTAAAACTTCCCAGTCTGGAAAATTTTCTTTATAATCCTCATCAGCAATACTAATAATAAGCCCTGGGGTTACAGGACAATAAACTGCATCACCATGTCCTTGCGCATCTACAATAAAATTGTTGGTGTTAGGAAACAGTTTGTTAACTTCTTCACGTATAGCATCCCAGTCATCATCAATGGTCTGGGTAGCAAAAAATAAGTCGTTGCCCAGTCGGCTTACAAAACATCCACTAATATAACTATATGTTGTTTCTTGTACATTGCACTGTGCGAGGATGTCTTTGTAAAATGCTAGTTTTCTGTTATGTTTTGCTTGATCGTGTGCCTGGAACTCTTCCCAAGTTTTAGCAGTTTGTTTTTTAAACGCATGATGCGCATGATTGGCATTTGGTGTCACTGGGACCCAGAGTTTATCATGTATTTGAATAAAATAATCTCTAGGAGTCACTGGTGGCGGCACCCATACTCCATCAATTTGGCAATCCTCAAAAGTAACAGGAATAGTAGGACGCAATACTTCTACATCAAAACTTTTCAGCAATTTTATTAATTGTTGAAAATCTTCTTCTGTTTCAATTGCTACCTGTTCAAACTTGGCCCTAGTAGGTGCATGTTCTATCCACTCATAAAAACTTGGAGGGTAAGCTTGACCTACCACACAAGTTTTAAGAGTATCCCAATGGTGATAAACTGAGTACGTTATAGTGTGCGTCCTGCTGTTGTTAAGATTTCTTCTAGTAGTTCTTGATCTTCTTTTTCAGCAGCATAACTAGCTTTGTGTGCAATACGAATTGCTTTTTTTAAAACACTGGGCTTAATTTGTAGTTCTTCGCCGATAGCTTTAATTGTGTCTGACAGTCCTGCATTAAGTGCTTCAACTTCACTCATAACTTGCATGCCTTCGTTGATAATCTGTGTTAATTTAGTTTTGGAGTTGCTGTCAAAATTCATAGTATAATCCTTATGTTTATTTGTTTATTATAGTACAGTTATATTAGAATGTCAACAAAATACTGTACCATACTTGTTTATTTGGCTCAAGCAAACTTTTCTAATATTTTTTCTCGAACATCTTGATTGTGTTTAATGCACTGTGTCGAAAAACCACCTTGCACAATAAATTCAAAATTATGTTTAGTACTAGCAATTGTATTATTGTACATAGTTTGAGCATCAATGTCAGCAAAACTTTTTATTAATTCAACAATACTACGGGTTCGGGTAATGTTCCCTACATCGTTATCAAACTCAGTATCAAATCCGTAATCAAACTCCAATCCGAGTCTACGTAGAGAACCAAGTGTATCGTATTGACCAACTGGAATTAATGCAGTCGCACTTAATAAGCATTTAAATGTTTTTTCTGTCAAAAACGGCCCAGGCCATGTAAACTTTTTTCCATCAATCTCCATATGACTATAATGAAAACTCTCATTAGAAAAATGCACTGCGCATTCCTGAAAACTACTAGTCCAAGGATTACTAGTAAGGTGTTGTAGATTATCAGTACTATTATCAAAGTCGTCGATTCGAATCTCTTTGCCTTTGTATTTTTGATCAAAAATACTAATCAAATTATCTAATGTGCGATCTCCAAATTTATGTATATTTTTTTCCTCGATCCAATTGCCCAGTGTTAACTGACAGTTATCCAGTCCTAGGTACTCAGCAAGTGCTGTGAATATAACCATTTTGTTCTGTGTGACCCTGTTACACAATGCACTAGCTTTGTATTTTATATCTTTATTGGGAAAATCACTAATGTTATGCCAGCGTACAATCTTTTCACATTGAATATGCCATTCGTAGTGTGTATAACAGTACACATTATCCGGAGTCGGCCAATTATAAAAGTTACTGTCACTGAGTACAATAATCGGTGCATCGATCAATTTGCTTTGACGTTGCAACCATTCTATATCCACAGCTTCAAGATAAAAACTTACTACATATACGCGGTATCCTGGTGGCAAATTATAGTCTCCGGGCCATGCTAGATATAATGCCGTATATGCATTGTCAATTTTACTTAACCAGCTATTGTCATATCCGCTATTGTCAGTAGATATATCTTTTGCTTCAGAAAAAGTTGCAGTAGGTATTAATATTTTTTTCAAGAGCGCCTCGTTGGCATATGTGAATACGAAATGGCA